GCACTAGCCAATATGCCCATCGAGTCGTCGACACCTTGCTGCGTGAGCATACCAGCAGACTTGAACGTATCGTAAATGCCGCGAGTGGCATCATCGTAAGCCGTTGTAAATGCCTCTGATAGTCCACCTTCGCGGTAATCGGTCCCTAGCTGATTGTAGTAATCGTCATTTGAGAACCCAAATGCCGTTCCTATGTTGCCCATCTGTGTCGATAATGCAGCATCACGTCTTGCCAATGCGTCTAGGAGTGCTTGGTTAACTGGTGGTGGTGCTGGAGTTCCGCCACCACCGCCTCCGTCTCCGCCGGTAGTTGTTGTGCCGCCTCCGGTAGTTGTTGTGCCGCCCCCAGCAGTATCGTTAAAAGTTCCGCCAGTTAAATCGTAGCCTCCGTCAACGGCATCACCTCCAGTAGTTACATAACCACCATCGCCGTCATTAACGATCATTCCTGATGTATCGCCAGTCTGCACACCTAAAGCTGTAGCTAAAGTATTCTGGACATTTACAGGATTATTGTTTGCCTGATAATACGTCCCGTCTTCGTTAGTAGCCATTTCGATTGGCTTGTTGGGGTCTAGCCCACCCACAACCGTGTACTGACCTGTGCTGCCATCGTATTCAAGAATTGGAGGGTTGCCAGAGTTGTAAGGCTCTGGAGGGACAAGTTTTCCGGCGAGGTTTATCACGCCAGTATCAAGCATGGTTTGGGCCAACTGTGAATTTGCATTACTGATATTGTTGTTGCTTTTGTCGTTGTCCGTTGAATGTCCCGACAAGCTAGTAACGCCAGCACTTTGCATTGACCTTGCTGCTTGTTCATTTGCATTTGCGGTGGAGGTACTTGTTTTTGGTAAGCTGCTACTGTTGTTTGAGCTGGCAGCGTTGAAGGTCTCTGTCTGCGCCTTACCGCCTGATGTAATTTCGCTCCAAACATCGCCCCAGAAACCATAAACAGGAATGCCTTCCGGCCCAGGCGCTTCTGCACCCCCTGCCCGTTTTAGCATCTGGCGTTCCGCTTCATTGATATAAGCCAGCATATGCGGCTCACCCATTAGATGCGCTTGACGCGGAGCGCCGCCAGTCTCACCTTTTCTCTTAGAAAGCTGCATAATCTTCATGATCTTACATTCCTTGCTGACCCGCCATTCAAATTAAACAATTCAGCCATGTCGTACCTGTTCTTGCCGCGCGCCTCCAACTGGCTTTGTGTAGCCAAGCCTGCGGTTGCGTCAGCAAATATCTGAGCAACTGGATTGTAAGACGGCAACTGAGAAGCTGCATTGCTCTGGTTAGCCGCCATACTGGCAATTAAAGTCGGATCAGCTAAAGATTGGTTTTGTGAAATTAGGTTGTTTTTCACGCCTGCTAGAGCTGTTCGCGTATCGTTGGCAAATGCTTCGCCTTGCCGAGCCGCATCAACTTGGGCGTTGTTAAGTTTCTCTTGCATATCAGCCTTGCGTTTTGCGGCAACAGAGCTTTGCGACAAACCGCTTCTGGATAAAGCGCGGATTAAGCCCCCCATAGCGTCCTTGTACTGATCTTCGATCTGGGGTGTAGCGTAATCCATATAGTTTTGTGCTTGACCGGTATAAAAGTTATCGTCGTAGCCAGCCATTGCGCTGTCTATAGCCGCCTTGCCAGCAGTTATCCGCCCTTGCCGAGCTTCCTCTTCAGCCTTTTGCCGAGCGTACTCGTCCCTTAAATAGTCGTCTCCGCCACCGCCACCAAAACACATACTAATTCAACCTCCGATTGCGCCAGACAACACTGTCTTCTGTTGACCGTACCCAAGAAAAAACCTTGAAATCTTCACCGTTTTTTCCGTAGCTTTCCAACGTACATTCCTCTTCAAGCCCCAAAAAATCTAGCCAGCTGTGTACTTCGTCGTAACCGTCAATGCTGAACGCTTCGACGCGATGTGCCTTGGCTCGATCTAATGCTGGTATTATATCTCGAATAATGCGCTTTGTCAGGTAAAGTCCTACACTTTTGAACCTGTCGGTCGCAAACATCCCCAAATTCCAGACACCCGGTCGAACAGGAAGATATGAAACAATAGCAACTGGCTCCGTATCTCCAACAACATATACCGTTTCAAACTCTGCAATTTGATTGGTGATATTGTATGCCAATTCATTTCTATCATCGTCGTATCGAAGTGCGGATATTTCTTGAAAGTCCCGCTCACGCATATTCCGAGCAACTGTAAAGATGTCTTGAGGCTCCGCATGGCGTAAAAACATTAACCGCTCTCCGCTGATGTATAGTGTACTGCTAAGTTTCCGAGCTTTGCTGGACCGGGCTTTTGACACGTCAACCTGGGAGCAACGTGAGTAGTATAACCGTTGACCGCTGCGCGCCCTAACCCGTAGGTAGTTTTGTAGACTGTCGCAACTTCCTCCAGCGCAGTTATATCTTGCGGATCGGTGGCTATCGATACCGTCCATACGTTTTCACAAGTAACGTCGATACCCGTTAAATCCTTGAACGTTGCTGGACTGCTGCCATCCAAGAACGGCATCTGCACAACAACTTCACAGCTGTCGTAAATGTTGCCGTTCTCACCGCCCAATGAATAGAGCTTGTTGCCGCTTCTGCACAACGTTTGGCGACCATCATATGCCCACTGATCCACAACAAACCCAGGCTCGTAAACAGACCAAGCTGACACCTTAGATGAAGGAAAGAAGCTAAACACATACATTCTGCTGCCAATAGCGAGTATGTAACGTCCGTCACGTTGCTCGAGCGTCGCCTTTGCCAGCTCTGCAACAGATCGGTTTGCTTGAATCTGGTCAACAATTAGCTCGTCAATGGGATTGCCAATGTCACCGACAAAAGCAGCGTTGGAGCTGTCGCGTGAACGCAAACTGCGCAGCCCAGAAAGGGACAGGTAAAACACATCGTTTTCGCCAAACTCAACAACACTATCGGGCGCAATGGTCCCAGTGTTTTGCAAAACCTGTATTTGTTGATTGAGGGCTTCGTCAGCATCGACAAACCAAATCTGGATCGCCTCTTCAGCCAGCACAGCAATGTTATCAAAATATGTCGCAATAGCTTTTAGGTCTTCAGAACCGCGTGAGTGGTTAGCAAGGTTAATAAAACCCGCGCCCAACGTTGTATCATTCCACTCCGTCGGATCATCTATCGCGGAAAAGTGAAGCAAGCTGTCTGACAGCGCGTACATCTTTGTTTTGACCGGGATGACAAAAGCCCCAGGGCTGTATGCGTTAATTGTAGACGCATCAGCGCCGCCATCTAAGTAAGTCTGCGAAACAGGGTCAAACGCTGTAGTGACGTTTCCGGTCGTTGTAATGGACACCGCCTTGTTGTTTTGAGCCGACCCGCTTTCTTTGGATATTATGTTTACAAACTGATTAACGCTTGTTGCCTCGTATTCAGGGCCAGATGCAAAATCATTTATAGCTTCCGCAATTTTTAAAGCCGTGTAGGTGTGCGAAGTTTCCCAAGTCACCTGATTTCCAATGAGGTTAACGCCATCAACGGTAATAGCTGTTATAGCGTTATCAATACCGCCAGAGGCGTGAGAAATGTTGCCAACAGTAAATGCCCCATCAACTTCGGCAGTAAGCTGGTATCCGTTATATGTAATGCCGACCGCAGGCGCTGTAATCGTAACCACGTTACCAACCGCTTGGGCCGTATAGTTACTAGGTCCAGCTGTAATGGCGGCTGCAACATTAGATGCTGTTAAGGTGTTTGAGCCGTTGTGAGACACAGGGCTACTAATTAGATCGACAGCGTTAATCCGCAAAATCCGCAACTCGTCACCAGGGTTGCTTGTGCCGCCAGTCACCTCGAAAGAAGCTGTAGCGGCAGTCCCGCCAGCAGTACCAGCAGTTACTTCAAATGTATTGCGCGCACGACCATCAAACCAATCAGTAATCCGCACACCATCAAAGTAATGGTATATTCGGCCATCGGCAAATTGCGCAGCTGCATATACTTTACCGTTATAAAACGTTGCTTTTAAAACGTCAGTCAGTTCTTCGCCACTAGGATGCTGCAACCTAATGTAAGTGACGTTAGAAGGTGTATTGGCTGGGAAGGTAACGCTAGATGCTGCATCAGACCCGAATGTGTAAATCTGACCAGCAGAGGCGGCCAACCCAATGGTATTAGTTGGCAAAGTAACAAGCTCAACAAACGCAGGGCGCTTCTCGATCTCGCCGCCGCGCGTGATATGCGCGTTCTTTAGCTCGATCAAAGTCCCAGGAGCGGCAGTGACGTTCATGCGCCGACGATCTAAGCCGCCACGGAAATCTTCGACCAGTATGTAAGGCATCAGCTGTTTCCTGTTGTGGCAATCAAAGGTGGGCCTTTAGGCCGATACATGCCATCCGGCTCACCGCCGCCAATGACAAAGGTTTCAGTCTTAGCCATGCGCGCCTTCAGACGTGCGTAATGCGCTTGAGCCTGTGCAATCTTGTTTTGAGCATCGGCCTGCTTTTGACGCGCCAGAATTTCTGCTGAAGCGTACAAAACAATCAGTTGGTCATCCAAATCCGCAGTGTCGGCCTCGCCGGTAAACTGACTTAGGTTTTTTATACCATGAACACGAACACTATCTGTGCCTGTTGCAGCATCAGAGTTATTGGAAGGGATAGGCCACATTTCGATCTGATTGTTTTCGTATGCGTCGTAACGACGGATAGGTGACGAGCGAATGCCTCGATCACTGTCATGCTGATTATAATGCTCGGCAGTAATGCCATAACGCAGCTTGCTCCAGTAATCGCCGTGCTTGACCTCCATTCGCTCGATACGCTCAAACACTAGATCATTAGGTACGTCATAGTAACGTTGTCCCGCACTTATTGCGATGTCACGTCGAATGCTAAGAAAAGG